GTTCCTAATTCATTTGAAACTGCTGTTTGGTATGATATAACTTCATCTCCAATTTTTACATATCCAGGATTAGAAGCACTGACAGGTAATCCTTCGAAAGTTTCAAATACTGAAGAATCTTCAACAAATATTGTATCTAAACCTGTTGATAATAAATTGGCAGTAAGAATTGATGGTGAAATATCAGATTCGACACCAGTCAATTTTAATTTATTATTATTGGCATACATTCCATGATTGAAGTGACTTACCTCTAAGTAATTTCCAGAATTTGTTCCTGTTCCTTCGGTTATACGTGTAATGGTTGAAGCTAAAGATACAATAGTTGTATCAGTATCGTAATAACTCACACCAACACCAATTGGAAATGCATTTCCTGCACCAACTTCACCTTGAACATTAGTCAAGTAGAGTGTATCTCTTCCATTAATTGCACTAATAGTAATTAATGCGTCTCTGCCTGTTGTGTTACTAGTGATAGTCACTACATCACCAACTTCATATCCAGTTCCATTAGCAGTTTTTGTAATCCCTGTGATTACACCATTTGTAGTTGCGATAGTTATTTTTAATCCACTTCCATTACCAACAAGAGTAGTTGTTGGTAAATCTGACTGATTAGTATAATTTGCACCACCATTAGTAATTCCTATAGTATTAACTGGTCCACCAGCATATTCAATATAACCATAACTATTTGGAATAGAACCGGCAATTTTTCTACCAGTGGTCAAGATACCAATCAATCCCGAATTTGTAACTGTTGTAATTCCAAGATTGGTGGTCTTTGGAAGACCCGTGATTGGATTAGGAAGTAAATTACTTACGTATCCATTACTTTGATCTAAAGGTGGATTTCCAAAATGTGCAATACCAGTATTTGCGGTGAATTTTGCTTTATAAAGTTTAAATTTAAGGTCTAATTCTTGTGTAGGTGTCCAAATAGATCCATTTTGAGACTTGAATAAACTACCAAGTGCAAATTGCTTAGTATAAATTACTGATTCTGCATCGGGTAGAGATTGTGTATTGACAGTTTTCTCTCCCATTTTTGCAATCCAAACTTCATATTGATCCGAAGTAGGTGCAACTAACACAACCGCATATTCATTTCCAGGAGCAAGGAACATTGGTTCATCAAATGTAACTCTTGTGGCAATTTCACCAGTTTTTGATGTTACAATTTGATCTGGATATAACGTTTTTGATTTTCCAACTAAATTTAAAGTTGGAATACCAAGTTCCACTGTTCTTATCTGAACTTCGAGAGGTTCACTTTCTGTAGGAATATTTCCAAAATAAAGATCCAATTCAGTAAGAACAACACCTTTATCATCACTACTAAATCCATTTAAATCTGGAGCATCAATATCTCTACCGACAACAAATGATTGTGCAAGAGGATCATCTCTTCTTACTCTAACGACTTCACGTCTAGTTGTTGTTACAATTGTAGTTATTGTCGTCTGTCTTTGTCTTGTTATAAGAGTTCCAATAGCACTATAAGATCCTTGACCAGTAGAGATTAACTTACTTCCAGGTAATGGTTTTTCATTCGTAGAACTACTAGTTAATAAGTAAGTCTTTTTGCCAGTAAGAATTCGTGGATTAGGTGCTGGATTTGTATGTGGATTTCTAATAAAGAATGATCCGAAAAGATCTCCATAATTATCAGTTATCAATTTCAAATCTTTTACATAAGCAATTGCACCACTAGTTTGTCCAACTATCTTTGTTCCCTTAGCAACACGTCCAAAGAATTTCCCTTGTGCTTCATTGGATAATGAATTTAAATCAATATTTAATGTTTTAGATGATTGACTATATGAAGTTGGTATATTCTCTTGTTTTGCATAAGGATTAATATTATATGTTCTTGATGGAGAATTGAAAGCCCCTTCTTTGTGGTTAGAATTAGCAAGTCTAAAACGACCCAGTTCCTCATCATTTTGATATACTTTTATCGTTTCTCCGGATATAAATGCACCTTCAGAAGAACCATAATTTTCCAAAGTTGTACTATTTGCAATCTCCAAAAGTTTTGGTATAAAATCTACATTACTGTGATTATCCAAGAACTGATAGTGTTTTGTAAGGGGTTTAAATGATCTTCCAAAGAAAGAAACATTTCTAGACCTAATATACTGCTCGGCACCACTTGAGATTAGAACATCTCTGGTTCTTACATTAACTCTAGTTCTAGCACTTGTTGTTGTTGTTCTTGTTGTTCTAACTCTACTTCCCCTTCCACTTGTAATTGTTTGAGAAGTATTAATAGTATTACTTCTCATTATATTTTGTACAGAAGGGGGAATGTATATTGTTCTAATCCAAAAATCATTTTCTGGGGATAATTTTACATTTCCAACATATTCTATTACATGGAATGGGTTAACATTTTCTACACGAGTGGCAAGTGGTTGTTCTAACCAACCAATAGAATCATATTTTAAAGTAGCAACATTTCCCGTTTTTTGAATATTTGGATCCAATAAACTAAAGTTAGTTGATAAATCTAAAGGAACAACTTCATCAGTAGGAGACTGTAAAATTCTTTGCTTTAAGGTATTGGAGAGCACTCTCGGTCTTAATTGACCCCCATTAATATCTGCAGACGTTAAATTTTGATCGGAAAGAGTTCTATCTACAAAATTATCTACAAAGAAACCAGATTTAAATCTATTATTGCCATCTTCATCTTCAATACGTAATGCTTCAGTACTAACCTCTAATAAACTTAAAGATGTAACTCTTTCCAAGTTTTCTATTCTATCTTCAAGTTGACCAATATCTCTCATAGTATATCTTTTATTGTCAACTAGATCAATAAAAACATTATCAGGATTATAAAGATATGGTGGAAGTGTAATAGTTGCCAATTCCATCAAACTTTGATCATTACTTGGAGATGCTTTTGGATCTTTTGCCGAAACACCTTTACTAACAATAAGATTTTCAAATTTGTCAAGATATAATTTATCAATTCTAGGAAGATAAAAATCAAACCCAAGTAATGAACTTTCTCCCGGTTTTAAATTATATTTTGTAGTAAATGTTCTTGAAGCAAAATCAAATGGTGAAGCAGTTGTTGAAGAATAATTAACAACTCTCGGTCTAAAATCTAATGTATCGGAAGCTCTAACATTTTTGGGACCAATTGTGGGAATATCATTTAAAAATCTATCAGCATCATAACTTAAAACTGTAAATACATCTCCACTATCTGATGCAGGAACTATGTAATGATCGAATACAACTAGCAACCTCTTAGATGGTTCTGAATCTGTTGTTCTAATTAATCTAGAATAATCATAATATTCATTTTTTTGTCCACCGTCAAGAACATAGTTATTAGTTACATTATTATATTTTCCTAATGTAATTGACTGAACGGTAGAAATAATATTAGATTCTTTGAATGTTACAGTTTCTCCAGCAGTAAAAGTATTTTGATTTAGATAAACCACACCTAGTTTATTTGTACCACCTGATGAAGGAGTGGAAGTATTATTTGTAACTACTCTTGCAACTGTTCCACTTTCAGAACCAATGATATTTTCGCCAATAATTGCGGTATTAGATATATTAGATGTTGAAGAAAATTCTATTACGTCTAATGTAGGATCTGCAGTATTTGTTGATTCGTATACTACAAGAACTTTTGCAACATCAGGAACATCTAATGAAATTTGATCATCTTGAACTCTAAGTCCATAATATTGATTATATGTTAATCCATCATTGATTGATATGCTAGATGCAGATCCAGATTGTGCTAATTTTGAAAGATTAACTACTTTTAATGCACTTCTAGTAAATTTTTTGATTTTACTTTGAATTCCATTCTTCTTCAGTGTTACATTTACAACTATATTTGATTGACTCGTATTCAATCCTTCAATTTCGACTCCAGTTCCTCCTCCAGTAACAGTAAATGCATCAGAAGTTACTGTTCCAATTCCACCCCCAGTATAATGAACGGAATATCTTTCCTGATCAAATGATTCGTAAAATGCACTTGTAATACCAGTTGGTAGTCCAAATACTAAATCCCCAGAACCATCGGTTGCTTCTCCGGTTATTTGATTTGTTATTAATAATTGAGAACCTGAAAGATCAACAGAGGAAATATTAGATTCTGGAAGATTTGCATAAAGAAATCCATTTTCACTATTTTTTATTTCTGCTACTCTAAGATTTGCCGTATAATTTCCAGAAGAAATTGCGGTTCCAGTAAATACTCCACTAACACTAGTAGTGGCAGCAATGCCAACTGATGACAAATCTGATGCAATTGATGTAATTACATTATACCTTAAACCACTTCCCTCTACGACACTAATTATGTCATTTACTTTAACCCCAGAGAATAATTTTCCTGGACTTGTCACTGTTCCAGAATTAACATTAATTTCTGAAATTCCATTAGAGAACTTTTTAGAACTTAATACTGCACTTGCCGTAAAATTTGGAAATCCTGATACTCCAGTTTTTTTAACAGATTTTAATTGATTGATATTATTTTGAATAAAACTCTTAATTGTTAATGCAGTTTCAATTCCGTTAATAATCAATTTTTCTCCAGTTACAAAAGTTCCCGAAGTTTGACTGAGATTTAAGGGTCCAACACCACCAGCGACAACAAAACCACTCGCACCACTACTCTTTCCTTTTATAAAAGAAGACGTTGGAATTTGGGTTGCGGTTACACCTACATTAAAGGTTATATTTGTATAAGTTTGAATATCATAAAGATATAAATCCCATTGAGTTGCTGCATTAGTGTATGCAGCATCAGTCAAATTAAATGTATAAACTCTAGCAGCACCAATTACAGACCCTCCTCCACCAAGTTGATCATATAAATCTAAAGTTTCATTTTCTTTTGGAGCACCACTGACATTATTAACTCTCAACAAATGTCCCATCTCAAATGGAATATTTGAATTACTCACACTTTCAGTATCTCTTGGTTTTTCTACATCTACAGCAGTTTCTGAGTCAAAAGTAACATCATATCCGTCTACATATGCTCTTCCAGGACTTACCTGTAGACACATTAAATCATCTGATGGAGTGTTTCCTTGCTCTGTAGTTTCTCCTTCTGAATATAGACCATCATTATTGATTTGATCATTTAATGAGTTGAGTGCTTTAATATCAAACTCATCTATAGCATAATGTCCAGATTCATCAAATGTTCTTTCTGCAATATAATCTCTTATTAAGTTATATTGTGGTTTACTGTCAATTTTTTTAATTTTTCCTTCATCTAATCTCAATATCTCTACAAAATCAGTATCTTTAGTATCAGATATTTCTTTTTTTGTAAGTGTTAATGCAATTTTTAATCTATCTGCACCTGGTGCCGCAAAGTTAGTAAATCCTTTTGCATTATCATATAAAGATGGATCATCCTTTGCGTTTACAATAGTTTCGGATATTTTTAATCCTACTCTATATGAAGGAGTATTGGTATAATAATCTAATATAAGTGTTTGCTTAGAAACTTCTACAAATGTTCCTCTGATAAAATAAACACCATTATCAATAAATGCTGCCGAACCAGTAGATGTTGCATCCTGAGAAATTAATGATGCAAATGCAGTTCCTGCGGTAATTGTAGTATTGCCATAAGTAACATTTTCACTTGCAAATAACTGTTCTCCATCTTGGAATGTATCCGTTTCGGCATCATCTCCAGACTCCCCATATTTAACATAAATTGTAAGATCACTTACTAGATCACTATCAGTTGTAAGTGCAACTTGTTGAATAGATGCGGTTACTCCTGAAAGTTGACCAGTAATTTTCTTTCCAATAAAATTTTTAATATAAACAGAAACATCTATACCTAAATTAATCGCATTTAATTTTACTGCAGAAAACTGATTATCAAAAGTTACCGATCCTGGAAGAACCATGGATCCTTCTTTGAAAATATTACCACCAAAAGACTCTACTTGGTTCTGTAAAATGGATTGAAGAGTTGTTAATTCTCTAGCCTGAACTGGAAATCCTGGTTTAAATAAAACTTTATAAAAGTTTTTATCTCCATCAAAATCATCATAATATGGGCTTATATTTAAATCTGTTTTTTGTGCCATCTTTTTTTAGAATTCCAGAATAATTTTAATGTCTTCTTTTTGTCTAGAGTCTCTCTGAACTTCGGGTCGATTATCGATATAAATTATAGTGCCCGTCTTTTTATTTATCTCCGGATTTGCAAGACCATTTGTAAATGTGACTCCCAAATTAATTTGTTTATTATTAACAACCACTACGCTACCGTTAAGACTAGTATCAATACTTGAAGAACCTGAACTTTGAGTAAATGTAATATCATTAGTAGAGTTAAATGCTACTATATTTGATGTACTGGCACTATCTAATTGATCTTCCTTATTTCCAAAACACAATGATCTGTCTTGATAATATTTTAAAACTTTAGTATCTTTATCAAATGATGCCACATATCCTTTTGCTCCAGATGTGCTTTGAGTTATTTGTTCTCCAATAACTACGTTTCTAGAAGTTGTTAACCCAACAGCATAAAGAGATGAAAATGCATTTTCAGTAAAAGTTATTCCAGATCCAACAAAAGTTTCGGGATTTTTT